CGTTATCGAGTAAATTGAGTAGGTCTCTCATTGTGTTTCCATGAAAATTATAGTATACTTATCCTAGTGCATTACTTAATACAGGAGAATTTATGCCCAGTTTGATCCCCATGGTTGTTGAACAAACCTCAAAAGGCGAGCGCAGTTACGATATCTACAGTCGCTTGCTGAAAGATCGTGTGATCATGCTAGACACAGACGTTAACGAGCACACAGCCAGTTTGTTGGTTGCTCAGTTGTTGTTTCTTGAAAGCGAAAATCCTGACAAGGACATCAGTTTGTATATCAACAGCCCGGGTGGCAGTGTAACAGCAGGTATGGCCATTTATGATACCATGCAGTTTATCAAATGCGATGTGCAAACCATTGTGATGGGGCAAGCTGCCAGCATGGGTAGTCTGCTAAGTACAGCAGGAGCCCCAGGCAAACGCATGATGCTGCCCAATGCACGTCACATGATTCATCAACCATCAGGTGGCGCACGTGGCATGCAAAGTGACATTGAAATCAGCTACAACGAAATCACTTACTTGAAACGTCGACTAACTGAAATTTACGTCCGGCACAACACTGCTGGCAAAACCTATGATGACTTTGTGCGGGACATGGACCGTGACAAATTCATGAGCGCAGAACAAGCACTTGAATACGGCTTGATTGATAAAATTATTGACCAACGTGGCTAATTCTGAGATCTTCTGTAACACACCGTGGTACGAGCTACACATCTATTGGGATGGCAGCTTGGGTATCTGCTGCCAGGAAGATCACAAACTCTACGCTGGCACAGACTACAACATTGCCACCATGACCATTGCTGAGTGGTTCAACTCTGCTCCAGTGCAGCAATTTAGGCAAGCAATATTGGGCAATACTCCAGTGAGTGCATGCAGAAGATGTTATGTTGAAGAATCTCATGCCGGAAAAAGTCGCCGCTTGAAAAGCAATCAAAAAAGTGTGATTTTCATCCAGGCATTTCAAGAAAGCTTTGAACAAAGCCCATGGCGAAAGCACTTTGATTCGTCGGGACTGACTGCCACACAGCCTATTGACATACACGTGGACCTGGGCAACTACTGCAACTTGGCCTGCAAAATGTGCAACGCTCGGGCCAGTTCGCAAATTGCTGCCCAGGAAGTCAAGTGGGGTATTGAATCTAGTAGACCTTACCTGGGGCAAGACTGGACCAAAAATGCTGATACTTGGGCCAGCTTCAAGCAGCAATTGTTGAATATACCGGGCCTGAACAATATTCACTTCATGGGCGGTGAAACATTGTTGACTGATCGGTTTGAAGACTTGGTAGACTGCATGATTGAACATGGTCGGTTTGATCTGTGTTTTAGTTTTGTCACCAACGGCACAATTTTTCAACCTAAACTGATGGCCAAGCTGTCAAAGTTTCGTCGTGTGGGCATTGAAGTTAGCATAGAGACTGTGAGCGAACACAATGCCTATCAGCGACAGGGCACAGACACTGCCCAGGTGCTGGCCAACATTGAAAAATATCAAGAGTGGGACAACGGCTCCAACATCACCATTACTCTTCGTCCAGCAATCAGTGCACTAACAATTGGTCACTATCACACTCTACTGGCGTATGCATTGGCCAATAAATTCATAATCAAAAGTTTGTTGGTAAACCGACCTGAATATCTAGATGTAAAGATTCTACCTGAATCAGCAAAAAGCACATATATTCAATACTATGAAAATATTTTGCAAGAACTTGAATATGTGTCAGTTAAACTAGACTATAACGAAAGTGATCCAAATAACTTTCGAGAAATAATAAAGCAACAAGCTCGGATGTGTATAAACATGCTGGGTCAAAACCAACCAGGCAACATTGACCAGTTACAGAAACAGTTTGTTGAACATTGCAAAAAGTGGGATCAGGTCTACGGATACAATGCTGTAAAGCTTTATCCTGAACTTGCTGAGGTATTTGATCGATATGGCTACTAAAGTAAGTCTTTCAGTTACTTTGACACCGGTTGATCGGCCCTGGGTTCGAATATCTGTTGGTGACTACAAAAAACACATCAACCTAACTGATACAACCCGGTTTGATATTGACTTTGAAACTGAATCCTTGGCTCAAGTACTGTTGATTGAACATGTTGAAAAACACCATAATGATCCCACAACCGCAGTGATTGTGGACAGTATTGGATTTTTTGCAATAACAGATCCCAAGTTTGTTTGGGCTGGGGTATACTATCCTGAGTATCCTGGCCATTATCCTGATAAAACGTCGCCGCTGCTGGGACACAATTATCTCAGTTGGAACGGCACTTACCGGTTAGACTTTGATGTTCCAGTGTTTACTTGGATGCACAAAATACTAGATTTTGGTCGGATTTATCAGTAGTGGTTTCGGGTAAACCTGGTGCTCTTGCGATACTGATACAGTATCTCAGCCCAGCTCACCAAAAAGTCATACATAGTTTTCATAAAAAACCTTGTGTTTGTTTGCGATAAAACTCGCGTTCGTAGTGCTCAACATCACCCACGTTGGATGGTTTACGACTTGTGATATACTGTTCCAAACAACGTTGATAGTCTTGTTTTGGGAACATTTCGGCTAGCTTTTCAAGCATTCTTTCAATTTTTGCTGTCATGATATTTCCTTCTCAGTATTTACCATGAGTCGTTATTGCAGTGCAGCAAATACTTGATTTTCTTGACAATCCCAGTTGTTTGCGTGTATAATATCAGTATGCGTTTATTTTTAGATACCGAATTCAACGGCTTCGGCGGCCGACTTATATCCATGGCCCTGGTGCCCGAAAACTCCAAAACTCGGGAGTTTTATAAAGAAATTGAAATTCGAGACCAGTTAGAACCCTGGGTGCGAGATAATGTGGTTCCGCATTTGATTTTGATTCCCTGTTCGCATTGGGATTTTCAACAGGCTCTAGCACAGTACTTGTGGGAAGTAGGTGAATGTACCATTGTAGCAGACTGGCCTGATGATATCCGGTACTTTTGCGAGTCGTTAATTACTGGCCCAGGCATGATGATCAATATGTTACACAATATTAAATTTGAACTGGATTGCAGTATCGAATACCAATCAGTAGTACCGCATAATGCTTTGCATGACGCCAGGGCCATACGCGACTGGTACCTACAGCGTGAACAGCGCCTGGCTCAACAAAAGTAGTACTCAAGTACTACAAAATTTCTGGTTGACCAAAATTGCCCAATTTGTTATAATATACACATAGCAAAGCAAAACAGGAGCTGAACATGAAACAAGATCACACAGTGTACATCTACAAAACAGACCGTCGCACCAAAAGCGGTGAGCGTCTTGTCAGCACCACTGTTTGGCGCAACCGTGATGCAGCAGAAATGAAACGTGAAGTGCGTGAACTGCAATACGAACTTTGGCCTGTGAGCCGAGGCTTCCGTATTGAGTTCTTTCCCACAATGGTCACTGTCAAAAACTTGATAACTGGCCAGGACATTGAAATTGACCGTGACACTCCCTGGTCGTGCAACCCTGCGTCAGAATCTTATTGGTCGAGGTAACACTTGAGTATTACAAATTTTGGTTGACCAGAATTTCCCAATTTGCTATAATATAGACATACAGTAACAAAACAGGAGTCAACTATGAAAGTTCAGCGTTTCAAACAAGCCCAGCGTTTTCGTGTTATTGTTGGTCCCGCATGTTTTTATGCCACCGCAAAGCAAATTCGCAATGGGGTTGGTGACTTTGTAAACTGCAATGCCGCAACCCAAAAGGCCCTGGAGACACTGGAATTTCAACGTAGCGGCGGCTATAAGAATGCTGGGGTGCTGGAGTTTTCAACCGGGCTTGCAGGTACCTGGGAAGGTTTGCAAGTTCAACTCAACGTGGCTTAAGGAGTAAATTATGCCCTGCATGAGTTATGATGATCGTCCTGACTACAGTGAACGAGATTGGAAAAACAAAACAGACCGCCTGGCCCGTATTGCCTGCAAGGCACTGCAAGCCCTTGAAGACGCAGGCAAGGAAGATTTTCTTTTGCTCCAAGACGATGAAGTGCGTGAATGGTGGGCCGCACATAAAGAAGCAGATCGCAAAGCTCAAGCGGCCAAGGCAGAAAAAGCCCGTGTGGCACAAATTCGCCGAGCTGCCTTGGCCAAACTCAGTGATGAAGAGCGCCGAGCGCTGGGCATCAAACAAATAAAGAGCACAAATGTTTGAGTGGGTCAAAGAAATATACACCAAAGGCACAGTAAAGCTGAAGTTCATTGCCTACGATGACGCCAAACAGGGCGATGAAATTGAGCCTTACGAAGACGTGGCCACAATCCCATACGAAGGCAAATACCAAGAGTTTGTGATCAAAAGCAAGCTCAGGAATTTTATTCGTGCTACTCGGGATCACTTGGTTGTGGAAATGACCGTGATTGAACACGTTGAGAATGGCAAGGTGATTTATGAAGCTGATCAAAACTGATAGCCAAAAGTAATACTTTATAGTACTACTTTTTCTGGTTGACCAAAATTTCCCAATTTGCTATAATATACACATAGCAAAGCAAAACAGGAGTCGAAGATGGCATATGTGAGTCAAGAAATGAAAGCAAAGTTGGCCCCTACTATCCGGGCAATTTGCAAAAAGTACGGCGTCAAAGGCAGCATTGCAGTGCGCCACCACTCAACTCTGGTCTTGAACATCCGCCAAGGCAACATTGACTTCATTGGCAACTTTAACCGAACTGTGTCTGAACGCCCAGGTGGCTTCCGCAATGGTAATCCTGCCAAGGACCACATTGACGTGAACACTTCTTGGTACCAAGAACACTTTGATGGTCGTGCTCGAGCATTCCTGGCTGAAGTGATCCCTGCAATGGAAGGTCCGGACTACTTTGACCACAGCGATATCCAAAGCGACTACTTCCATCGCTCACACTACATCGACATCAACATTGGCTCATGGAACAAGCCCTACGCCCTGGAGAAATAAAATGAAATTGTACTCTGTGCGCTGGACTAAAACTTATACTGGTTGGGCTGAGCCCGAACTGGATCTAGCTCAGGCTCAAGAACTGTTAGCAAGGATCATGGCAAAATGAACAGCAACCTAGTTCACTGTTATATTACCGGATTCAAGTTTAAAAACATATTCGGCGGAGAGACCGACGACTTTTCCCGCAGTATTACACATATGACTTATCTGGATCCGGTAACTGCACGAAAGTTTCCAATGATTAGAAATATGTGGAGCCTGCGCGACCACGCACACTCATATGGATACTTTGATACTCTTGAAGAAGCGCAAGCAGAAGCACAGCGTATTTGGCCCGGCTGCGGATTTAAGACTCCGGCAGAGTTTAGAGCAGAGGAGTGTGAATCGTGAAATGGTTTGCCGAAACAACTGACTACAAGGACAAGGTTCCCAACGGCATCTACTTGCTGGATGACAGCAAGACCAAGATGTATGCGTTCCGGCCCCGTGGCACAGACGACATCAAAACGTTCCGAAACTTTATCCGCATTGACACCCGTGGTCGCAAGTTTGTTGTGAACCCTGTGCAGTTTGAAACCA